TGTTCTGTGATGCGGGCGGCGGAATAGAAGTTGGTCGACGCAAACGGCAACAGAATGTTGTCGATTGGAATCCACTCGGGCACGGGACGGTTGAGGTCCTTGTCAAATCTCCATTTGAGATACTGTGAGCCGCCAAGGGGAAGCTGAGTGAACAACTGCTCCATCTCGTCGCGGTACTCTTCAACCTGCTCGGTCAACTGCCAGTTCAGGAAGTTGGCCTTACGCTGTGCTGTCTCCAGACGGCGCTGGTCAGCCTTGCCCTTGATGTACGTGCGCACCAGACCGTCTGCAGGCAACAACTCTTTACAGGCGTTTGCCGCAAAGTCAACGCAGGCCTCTGCCATGATGGGGTGAACCACCTTGGACGCGCCGTCGAACGTTGCACCACCGGGGGCGTCGTTGCCCAGACCTGTGCGGCGGATGCCCTCTTCGTACTGCTTGTCACGCTGTTTGCGGGACTCACGGTCCACCTCAATAAGGTCAAGGTACTCAGACGCGAGGTTGTCCAAGATACCCTCTTCCATCTCTTCGGCCAAGTTGGCGTAGAACTCTGGGTTCTGTGACGGCTTCTCTGTCTCCATCATGTTGACCACAACGGAGCCGTCTTCCAACTCAATGACCTCAGACTCTACCTCGTCAATGTCCAAGTCCAGCGCGTTGGCCAGATCCTGAATCTCTTGCGCAGTGTCTACCTCTTTGGTCGTCTCGTCCTCTGCGTAAGACAACGCGGACAGATTACCGCCCTTTTGAAGTGGGATGATTGGTTGCATTATTGGTTAAAGCCTTTGTATGCTTTTCGAATTGGTCCTACAAGAGGTAATGCGCCTAACGAACTCATGGCCGCATCTCCATACTTGCCTTGTCGGTAATTTTGTCCTGCTTCAGCGGCAAACATTGGTGCTTGCATCATGGCAACAGCGGGGTTAGCAAAAGCGGCAATGTCCATTGCGCCCCAACCTCCGGGAATGTTGCTTGATGGGCCACCAACGATAGTGTCTGCCGCACGTCGTGCAATAGGGCGACGAATGCCAATTTTTTCAAGCATGTCACTACCTAATGATGAAATGCGTTCGCGTGGTGTTGGGTCGTACTCAGACATTTTTGGCTCACGCGCCTCGTAGTCTGTTCGTGCCTTTTCGGCATTGCGCATCAACACTTCGTCAAGTGAGTTTGGAAACTTACTTTGTCCTTCACGAATGTAGCGTGTCAACTCTTCCATTGTGGGTTGTTGTGTCTGGCCGCCGCCTGAGTAACCTCGGACCATCATCTCGGCCTGCATGTCGCGGGGAGAGTACATCATGCCGCCTGCGGCCTTGCCCTGTACCTCACGACGGCGCTTGTCCATCAACTCTTCCATTTGCCAGTCTTTGGCAAACGGCTGGCGCTGTGCTGGCTCAGTGTCGAGCAAATAATCACGTTGGTTCTTAGGGAACCAGTCAGACGGGTGCTTTGTCACAACCGACTCGGGCAAACCAGACATGCGGGCCTCGTCACGCCACGACTGCATCTCCGCAGTGGGGCGTCCGCCACCACCGGGTTGCGCGGGTCGTTGTGCGATTGGGTTTGTGCCAGTGTAGTTGTGGCGCATGGGGTTGATCATCGCGTTGATCGCGTTGACAATGTCCTCTTGGTCTGGCTCGATGCCGCGGGCACGGAAGTCTGCAACCACCTTGTCCACCAAGGCACCGTGCTTGCCCACCAACATCTCGTCTGTCAGTTTGTCCAGACCGGGGCCCTCAAGCTGTGCGGCACGCTCGGCAAACGGCGCGCTTGCGCTGGTCATTTGCGGAATGTCACCCTCGGTTGCTCGGATGGCTCCTAAGCCGCCCATTGCGTCGTCTGTCAGGTCAATTGCCTCTTCACCCAACTGCTGGCGCGTTGCCAACTCTTCTGTTGAGGGTGTGAATGACTTGTTCCATGTGCGGTTGGCTGTTCGGCCTGTGTTGGCCATGGACATGAACTCATCTTCAGGGAACGCGTTTTCAAACTGGCCCTTGGGGTAGTTACGCGCCTTGATGTTGACGGGTGTCATGTCAAACTGGCTTGGCACGCCTTGGAACGGGCCAATTGTTTCGCGTGTTGTCACGCCCTTGGCGCGTTCTGGTGTGATCACTTGGCCTGTGGGGCTCGTTGCTGTCGGATACGGACGGCCTGACGCGTCAACAAGCTGGTCTGAGAACGGCGTTTGCTGTTTCATGCGCGCCATTGTCTCGGCCGGCTTGGCTGAAGGTTGTGACAAAGACCGAATGTGGTCTTCTAGCTGTTTTACCTCTTCGGGAGAGGGCGGCTTGCCCACTGCCTTTGTGTATTTGCGAATTGCGTCCTGAATTCGGTTTGCAAACTGACCAATAACACCGCCTCGGTCGTAATGAGGTATGCCTGCTTGTTCGTACATCATCTGTGTCGGTGTTTTAATTGGATTAAGCATCGTAATCTCGGTTTTTCAAAATTTTGTTGTAGTTTTCAAGGTCCCCGCCCTTAACAATGTCTTTCAACATGTTCCGATACCCTGCTCTAACCTTGCCCCATACAGAAAATGACTCGCTTCGTCCTCGAATATAGCGACACATCTGGCAACCACACTGCCTGATCTCTTTTGCGTGCGATGAACTGTGCATTCAGGGGCCTCCTATAACCAATCACCCATAAATGGGGGTGTTTGTGCCCGAAAATCACGCGGCGTAGGGGTTATTTACCCTGTTTCGCGCGATGTCATCCGCGTGCACGTAGTCCCTTGAGGGCAGAGGGTCCAACTGGAGCCATCCTGAGTCCCTTAGAACGCGCAAAGCCTGTGAAAGTGCGTCAACGTAGTCGTCGTGGCCCTTCGCCTCGGGGAAAGAACACACCTGACGGATGAAACGCTTGGCCCAAGGGGCCACTTCGCCCGGGTTTTCGGGGTCTTCTGGCACGTACACCCGCCCTTTTGCGATCAGAGGCGCCACAATGTTCATCCTCTGCACTTTATCGGCCCTTCCGGGGTTGTAAGACCTCACTGGCAGGTGCGCGGCCTGCAACTCTTGGATGAGTGAGATGCCTGCGGACTTATCCTCCATGAGAATCAGGTCGGTTTTCTTGCCCTTTGCAAACGTGTTGTCCGCGCCGTACACGACTTCCTTGTAGTCCTCGATGACTTTGCGGCGTAATTCCGGATAAGACAAATGGTTGTCCCACGCGTCGAGCAAAATGCAACTTGTTGCGAAGTCTTCCTGCTCGAACACACCCAAGGCAATGCACGCGGTTGGGTCGTTGTGTGTCTTTTCTGATGTGGCTGGGTCGTACGACACCAGCACGTACTCCAACGTGGGTGTTGGTTTCTGCGCCGGCCAGTTGCGGAACCACTTACGCTTGACAATACCCGCGTTCTCGGGGTCCAAGATCTCGCCGTAGATCTCCTGCCGTCCCAAGTCTGTGCCCTCGTAGGCTTCCAGTTGCTTGAAGAAGGTTGACGAGAGGTTTGACCTGTTGTCGTAAGATGACGCACGGGACACGTACACGTCGCCTCCGACCTTGCCCTCGTTCAGGTCCGTGATCAACTCCAGCGGCTTGGGCGTGGTGGTGATGATCGACTGCACACGGGC